CTTCTCGAACGAATCGCCTAGGTCGTAGCAGGGATATTCGAAAAATTCCGGGACCGAGGGGTCCGCCCAATTGCGTTGGGCCTTGGGCTTGCGCGAGACGATCACCTTGCCCTTGATGCCCTCCAGCCACGGCGCCAGCGTCGGAGCGATCGGCACGATCGAGCGGCGCTTCTTCGACTGCGCGCGATCGTCGGCGAGGAAGTGGATGCGCCCGTCGCGGATTTGCGAGCTGTCGAGATCAAGGATCGCCCACGATCGCCCGCAGGTGCTGAGTGCGATCATGATATAGAGCAGCAGGTGCTTGCGATCTTCCCGACTGGCGGCCGCCTCCAGCAGCGCTGCGACGCGTTCGGGGGTATAGACCAGATCGCGGGGCTTGGCCTTGTCGCGCGCCTCGACGTCATGGACGAAGGGTGCCGATTCGATCAGCTCATGCTTCCAGCCATGATTAAGAGCGCCGCGCAGGGCTTTGAGGTCGCGGTTGATCGTCCAGCCACCGACGCCCTCGGCCTTGCGAAACTTGATGAAGCGATCGACCAAGCGCTTGTTGACGTCCGAGACCATGACGGTCGAACCGACCTTGCCCAGCTTGCGCTCGTGCTCGAAGAAGCGGATCAGGTGCTTCACCGACGTCGTGTACCGGATCGGGGCCTCGGTCTTCACCGCGACATGGTCAGTCAGCCAGATATCGATCAGCGTGGCAACCGCCATGTCCTTGATCGCCACCGGCTCGGTGGGGCGCGAATGCGCCGCAAAGTGATCGGCTAGCGCCTCTTGTGCTTCGAGAGGCGGGCGATCTTCTCCGCTGTAGCGGACGCCTGTCTTTCGGCGGCGACGTGAACGAGCGTCAGCATCGTACCAGGCGATGACCCACTCGCCTCTTTCGGCGCGGGGCTCGAGCCAGAACTCCCCGAGTTGGATGCGCGGGGGCTTGTCTCCCCCTGCTCCGGTTCTTTTTCCCATAGATCAGCAAACTCCTTGGCCTTCATCTCGGCGATAGATGCATACACCGGAGACGTGGCCAGTGCTCGGACGTGTTCGATATCGAGGTGCAGCCGTTGCCCGTTGACAGCGGCGCGGTCGATCTTGGCGAGGATTTCGGTGAAGACCATGCCCATCAGTCCGGCTCCCTCCGCTTGGCCCACATGAAGGCGGGAGGCTCGGGCAGGATGAACAGGTGCCGGATGTTGGCCACATTCACCTCGTCGCCGATCGGCGGATAGATCTCGACGGCGGCCTGGTCGCCATAGCCGACCAGCGTCTTAATGTGCTGAAGATCATCCCAGCTGATGCCATCCTTCCATCGCCCTGTCGCACCGTCATATGCGCAGCGATGGACCGAAAGCCGCATGATGCCGCCCTCCTCCTCATAGACCTGCACCATGAAGTCGCGCGAGCGCAGCGCACGGATCAGCCCGGACGGCGGATTGGCGGGCCACTCGTCGCGCGGGATTTCGGTGAAGGCGTTCGCTGGATAGAGCTTGTTCTCCTGCTCCATCATCATCAGCGCTGCCCTACTCGGGTTCAACGCTTCGCTGCGCGCCGGGCGCGGGGTTTGCCAGCGTTCACCCATTGGCGCGCTCCCTGATATGTTGAGCCACCGCGCGCAGCGTGTCCGGCTCCAGATTGAAAAAGCTCAGCTTACCCCGGCAGGTGACCAGCGGCAGCGGGAAGGCATCCCCAAGGACGAAGCCATAGCGGCCGAAGAACCAGCGCGAATCCATCTCCGTCACGCAATCGACGATGCGGGCCATCCCAACCGCGCCACCGCGCGGCAGAGCCGCCTCTGCCGGATCATCCATGTCCAGCTCGGTCTTCGACACGCCAGCATGGACGATGAACCAGCCCCGGCCCTTGGTCGGCCAGTCGCGATTCTCGACATCCTTGCCGTCGTGGAAGATGTGGTGTGGATAGGGCTGCTTGATCGACAGCGCCTTGATCTCGCCGCGCTCAACGCGGTCGGCGAGTTGGAGCATGTCAGCCATTGTCGGTCTCCGATCGCGACCAGCCGGTGCCGTTCATCGCCTCGTTCCACTGTTCAGGCGTCGGTTTCGGCCGCGGATCACGGTAATGGGGTTTGTGAGCGCGGCAGAGCTGGCCCGGCTGCAAAATCTTGGGGTGCGCCTTGGGCAGCTTCTCCCGGCAGACCGGGCACGGCAAGCCGAACGCGCGGCGCTCGGACTGGCGCAAATCCTTGAGATCGCGGAAGCCGTCGATCATGTCGCTCATCCGCCAATCCTCCGAAATCCATCGACCGTCAGCCGCTCAAAACCGCGCGCCGTCATCTCGACGTCGCCGATCTTCTTTTCGGTGCGGGTTTCGTCGATCGGCGCGCGCCAGGCGGGGCGGTAGCGGGCGGCGGTGCTGCGAGGCGCGGGGGTCATGCTGATGCTCCCGTCGCCTTGGCGATCGCGGCGCGGGCTTTCCGCAGCTCGCCCATCGTCATGTCGATAGGCAGGCTTACGTCGTCGGCGACGTTGGGATTGTCGGAACAGACATTCAGTGGGCCAAGGATTTCGACCAGCGCCGCCAACAGACAGGGCGAAGCGGCGATCAGGCGGGCGTCAGGGCAGTCAATCCCGCGAACATCCATGCGGTAGACGCTGGTGTTTTTGCGCGCTGCTTGAACGCCGACAACGTCACGGTCGCCAACCTCAAACTGAAGAAGCTCGCTGGCATCCACCATGCCGCGTCCCTCTGGCTGAAACTGCGGCTGCGCGCCGCTCATACCCCACCGCTTGAAGCCCATGACGTACCGCCTCCCGCTGTGAGTGGTCGCCAGGTAGAGGCTGTTCATATTGCCGCTGCCGAACCACGCCCATGGCCCCGGCGTGTGCTTCATGTCTGCCACTGAATTTCCGGGCGGGGCTTATTGGGCACCCGCCCGTCCCTCTTGAGAAACTGGTTAGGCGGCCTGCTCTTGCGCAGGCTCGGAAATCAGCCGGTACCCACGCGAGGCCAGGCCCTTCCGCTCGCCCTCGATCTCGTACCCCTCGCGCCGCATCCGATGGATCAGCGACTTCAGGTTGCCCTTCGCCATGCCGGGATATGCCAGCGCTTCGAGCTTCGTCCCATGGACCCATTTGCCGGGGCGCAGGGCGTTGAGGACGAGTTGGCGGCGCTGTAGGTTGACCGGCCGGCCGTTGAGCTTGGCCAAGGCGCAGGCCCGGCATTGCTTGGTGCGCGGGTCGTGCGGGTGGGTGCAGGTGGTCACTTCTTCGGCACCTTCAGCTGCTCGATACGGTCCATTGCATGCGTGCGCAGCTCGTCCGCGTCTTCCTCGCTCAGTTCGCCCAGCAGTGCGCCAGCCTTGGCGTTGACGTCGGCGACCAGTTCGCAGGCATCGATCTGCGCCTTCGCCGATTCCAGCGTCACGGCATTAGCCTCGCCGCGCTGCTCCTCCGCCGGGCCTTCCTGCCAACCCTCGGTCTGCGCGTCCAAGTGGCGAGCAGTCTCCTCGTCCTCACCACCTTGCTCGATGATCTCGCCTGTCTCTGGATCGTGGCCCAGCTGATCGCGGCTTGGCAGGATCGTGCCGCCCTGCTCTTCCTCGCTCGCCATCACCATCTTGGCCGACGCGGCATAGAGCGCCTCATCCTTGGCCTCGACGTCGAGGACATCGCCGGACATGGGCAGCGTCTTGGAATGCCGGCGCATGACCGTCTTGCGCGCCATCTCGCCGAACCAGTCGACCCATGGTCCCTTGGGCGCGATTTCCTTGCCCTTGTCCTTTCCGAACTTCACGACGCGGCCGGTCGCGCCCGTCTGGCTCGCTTGGCGGACCTTGTTGATCTCGGCGCGGCGCATGACCTCAAAGGACTTCGTGCCGTCTTTCATCGTGGCGACGGAATAGGCCGCGACAATATTGTCGTCGTGCAGATCCTCGTCGGTCAGGTCGAGCATAGGCCGGTGCCGAAGCAACGCCTCAGTACCAGCCTCGAAGATGAAGGCCCCCTCCTGGACCTCACGGCGATAGACCACGTTGGTTTCGAGCGAACTGATCTCGCCGGACTGCAGAATCTTCTTCCGCAGGCCGTATGCCATCGGCATATACTGCGCCAGGTCGGTCGAGATCCAATCGTTGCCGACCTTCTTGCGGCTGCTGAAGATGACGATCGCAGCTTCACGACCATCGGGCAGCAGACCGTCCTGCGCCGCCTTCATCGCCGACGTGATCAGGCTGCGCCGGTCCGCCTTCAGCAGATCCGGGTTCGACTGCGCCGCGGTGATCAGCGTACGCTGGAATTTCTCGGGCGTGATGTGCGCGGGCAGCGCCATCTTGAACTCGTCGGCACGGTTGACCAGCTGGTTACGGAGCTGGCCGACAGCCTGGTCGAGCGTGACGGGACCGTCATTGCGGGTAGCGAGAGCGTTCAATTGTCGTCTCCCAGATCCAGGCCCGGCTCTTCGGCTTCGACCTTCCCGAGAATGGGCTTGGTGTCGAAGGCGGGCTTCTCATCGGAGACAGCGACGACATGCACGCGCTGCCAGGCGTCATCGTCCCGCCCCGCGATCTTGACCTGATCGCCGACGGCCACCGGCTCGCCCTCATTGTGGTAGGTATAGCTCCGCCGGTCTTCCGGGCGGAATTTGCAAGCGACATACTGCATGTCGGTTCTCCTCAGCGGTTGCTAACGGCGATGTCGTCCCAGATGCGGACGCCATCGATTTCGTGTTCGCCGGCCCGGACGAGCGCCGCGATCGCCTTGTCGATCGCCTCGCGGACCTTGGCGTTCTTCTCGACCTTCATGAAAGCCAGCGTGTAGTCGGTGACTTCGCAGAGCTTCTTCTTGGTGGTCGAAACCGTCGCGCCGAAATCACCGCGGATCGGCTCGATGCGAGCGGACGGCGGCGGCGGCGCGTAGACAGGTTCGGGCTCCGGTGCGGGCTGTCCGGCAGCGGCGGCTTCTGCCTCGCGCTCCCGTCGCTCGCGGTCGGCCTGCTCCTGCGCCTCACGGACGCGGCGGGCGTCGGCGTCGCGCTTTGCCTGCTCTTCGCGCAGGAAGGTGGCCTGCTTGCCCTCGACCAGCTTCTTCGCGGTGGCCAGTTGGCTCACCAGTTCGTTCTTCGCTGCATCGACTGCGCGGCCGGCGGCGAGATAGGGAGCCTTCACGGCTTCATGGGTACTGCTCACCACGCCATCGGCGGCGCGGATCTGCTTCACCAGCTCACCGCACTTGCCCAGGCTGTCCTCATCGACGGCGACAGCACGATCAGCGGACGCGACCAGCTGCGCTATCTTCTCGCGGTTCGCCTTGCTCGTCGCGAGCTTCTCGTCGAAGTCGCCGCGCGCCTCGACATCCATGGGCGGACGGTTATGTCCGATCGGCGCGATTGCGGCGACGGGCGCAGCTTCGGCCTGCTTCGGCCATGGCTTCACGTCATTAAATGCGGTCTGCATAGAAGCTCCTCAGAAAGGCAGGGGATTGTCGAGGGGGTGCGCCAGGCGGCGCGGGTCGGCGATGGCGCTGTCGGGCGCATGGGTGCGGGCCCAGCGCTGCAAGTTGGCGAGGTGGCGGTAATCGTCTTCGCTGATCGGATCGGCGCCACACTTGGGCCATGCCCGCTCAAGCGGAACATGCTCGTCGTTCACCAGCGCCTGCCAGCGCCAGGAGCGATCCATTTCTTCTCCGGTCTCGGGATCGAGCGGCGCGCCGTACCAGATGCGGACGCCGACAAAGGCGCCGCCCATCTTGAGGCGCATCCGGTAATAGCCCTCGATCGGTTGATCAGGATCGAAGCCCACGCCGCGGAAATCGCCGCCATCGGAATAATCGACGCGCGCCCGGCTCATAGCTCGGCCTCGACCTGCTTGATCGCCGCAGCGGCCGAGACCATGCCGCGCTCCAGTTCGTCGTTGAACTCCTCGACCTGGTCCCATTCGGCCTCGGTCATGTCCGAATTGCCGTGCAGCACATGGTCGCAGCGGAAGTCCTCGCGGATGCCGACGATCATCTCGTGCATCTCATTGAAGGGCTTGCGCACGATAGCGCGGGCCTCATCGCGGATGCGCTTGTCGGCGTCGAACAGGTCAGCCAGGACATTATCCAGCGCGAAGTATGCGCGGATCACCGGCTTGGCCTGCGCTACCCACTGGTTCGCCTTGGCGATCGCGTCGGAAACGTTGGGAGTGACAAGGACGGTCATTGGTCCATCCCCCGCGCAACCCACTGCTCAGCCGCATGGCGAGCCCCGTGGATGCTGTTGAAGCGATGGACATGGCCCTCGGCGATGCAGCCGTCAGCCCTGCCCCAATGCTTCATGCGCCAGTGCAGGCCGTCGCCGGTGTAGGATTGCTTGAAGCTGACTTCAGCACGGTAGGCGCCGAACTCGAAAAATTCGATGTCGGCATCAAAGCCGCGGTGGATGACGTTCATCATGCCGCCCCCGCCGAAACGGCCAGCAGGACGAAGCCCGCGAACGCGGTGGCCGCCATGAACGCAGCGGCAATTGCGCGCGGATCGGTGATGTGCGCCAGCTGAGCCCGGCGATAAGCGGCAGGGTCAAATGACCAGTGCGCTCGATCTAGGTGCTGTGGTGACACTTGGGTTCTCCATCGGCGTGTTTGCCTGATGGAGTGAATGTGCATTCTTTGCACATAGCGGTCAAGAACTATTTGTGCACGTTTTGCACATTATCTGAACTGTCGACGAAAATGTCCGCCGCCTCTAGCGGGCATCTCGCGTTGTGCACTCTCACTAAGAGCAGGCTTTTTCCCAGATCTCGTCCATGGTGCCAGGTTGAGCCTCCTCCTCGAGAACGGCCATGCCGGCCACAGCGAAGCGCTGCGATCCAGTCATCCCACCAAACCCATTTTTGGAATTCACCCGGCCACAGACGACGGCTTTGCCAGACCTACGGGACACGCCCACCCCCTGAAATACTGCGGAGTCGGGGTCGCGCAACTTCGCCCTTATCTGATCCTTCGCATATTCCTCGACACGTGCGTCGCTCGAGATCGATTTGGTGTCATCACCACACGCCACCAGCAGCAACGTTCCGATTATTAAGGCTGACCGAGCCATAGCGCCCCCTGATGAAAGCTGTTTACCGAGCCACCCTTCTCCGCGGCTGCGCGAGTTATCCACAGCCAATTCCTTCGGCCGTCTTGATCAATGTTCCCGTTTCGTTCCATGCTGCAGCATCGATTCGGAGGAAGGAATGTATCGAGAGACCTGGTTTCGAGCGCTGTGCTTCGGTAAGCCGATCGCGCCTTGGCGGAACACGAAGGCCGCCGCCCGGCGGGACCTGATCGAGCAAGGTCTCGGCAGCTTCGACGATCACGGCACCTTTTATGTCACCGTTCCCGGCGAGATGCAGCGCAAGACGGAATGGGTGAGCCAAGAGATAGCCGCCTGATCACATCCGGCTCGAACGCCAGATGATGCGTCCGATGATCGTTATTGGCTCTTCGCCCAGGATGATCTCCTTGTGCGCCGGATTGGACGAGCAAGGCACCAGGCGAGCTGGATCACCAAGATATTGCTTGAACGTGGTCTCCCCCTCCCCGTTCTGCACCGCGTAATAACGCTTGTGGAAAAACTGGCGATCGCCGGGGTCAACGATGATCATTGAGCCGTCCTCGACCAGCAAGTCCATGCTGTCGCCCGCCACCTCTAGTGCAAAGGCCTGAGGCGGCATTGAGGGCAGAGGAGCCGGGATCGACAGCGTCGATTTGCGGACCGCCTCGCGCCAGTTCCCAGCAGCGATCTCCCCGATGACGGGGATTGGCGCGACCGGAATTGCGTCCTCAGGAATGGCTGGCGCTGTCGAGGCTGGCTCTTCTTCCAAAACCCCGAACCGAAACAGAACGTCCTCCCTGGTCATGTTCAATGCTCGCGCGAACCCATCCGCGTAGCGGTGGTTGAATTCGACTTTGCCCGAAATGATTTTGTTGACCACGGAGCGCTCGATGCCAATGGCAGAGCCGATGGCCTCGTCGCTTACACGCAGTTCCTTTTTGCGGGCCTTAAGCCAATCTGACTGAATCGCTGCCATGAGCGCTTTGTGCGCGTCATGCACAGAAAAGTCGTGAGCATGTTCTGCACACTTTTTCGTTGACGTTTGTGCATTTTGTGCACATTGTGTGTGCATGAACACTGCCTTGCAAGACTACATGGAGCGGGAGAAGGTCAGCGACGCGGCTTTCTCTGAACTCATCGGCCGCGATCGCAGCATTGTCAGCCGCTTACGGCGGGGGAAAATGACGCCTTCGCTAGAAATCGCAGCAGTTATTGAGCGCGCGACGAGCGGAAAAGTGCCTATGGGCTCATGGCTCACTACGCCGCGTGGTTGCACGAGGCGAGACGCATGACGCTGCTCACCGTCAACACCCGCAGGAAGCGATAAGCGACAATGGGGGTGGGCAATCATAGCTTCGGGGGAAGCGCCAGCAGCAAAGGCGGGACCGGCGTCATCGCCAACCCCGCAGCGCAAGCTGCGGTCGGGTCGCACAACCTCAGCCTGTCCTCCCGCCTCCGCGCGCACCCGCACCTCGTCAGCGAAGCCGCCGACGGCGTCCGCATCGTATCGGTGGTTGAACCTCTCCACTTTTTCACGCCGGTCGAGGACCAGCTCAGCCGCCCGCATTTCCGCCATTCTATCCCTCGGGTCGCACCGCGGGAGCAGCCGGGCACGGTCCCGAACGATCGGCCCGGCTGCGACTCTGATCTTTCCTCTTTCGACCATGGGAACCTGAATAGATGAGCAACCGAAACAATTCAGGCGACGATGCAGAGATCGTCAGCCCCGATAGGGTCCGAATGACAATGCAGGGCGTGCTCCGCGCTGCCCAGGTGGCTGGGTGGACCGACGAAACCCTCGCGGCGGCATCCGGTGTGAAACCCGCAACCATCAAGGGCTACCGCGTCGAGGGCAAAGAGCCTTCTCTGTCCAAAGCGCTCTCGCTCGCGGTAGTGATCGGGCCCGCCGCCATCAACCCCATCATGGCGCTGATAGGCTATGCCGCGCGTCCGCTGGATGAAGCCGACGAACTTCAGCCGACCGTCTTGGCGGCAAGCGCCCTCGCCCACCTGTCGGTAATCGCCACCGCAGCCGCCGATGGCCGCATCGACCACACCGAGCTGCCTGCCTGCCGGGATGCTGCGGACCAACTGATCGCGACCATCCTGCCAATCTCCAGCCATGGCGACGCAGCATGAGGATGGAAGTCGCCCTCGCCCATGCTGCCGCCAAGGAACGGCGCGCCACTGAGCAGGAAGACATTAAGGCCGACCTGCTTCGCGGCAAGGATCCTGTGCGCATCGCCGCTGACCATGGAGTGCCGCTGTATGTTGTTCTGCGGATCAAGGCCGGATTGCGCTGATCATGGCAATCGAACCCAACGATCCGCACCCCGAGCAGGGTCGCCTGCAGGCCATCATCGCCTGCTGTGAGAAGCGCGTCCGCCGTGCCGATGAAAAGGCGCGCGTAGCGCTCATCGAACAGGCCGAAGCCCTGGTCGCGCTGGATGCCGCGCAGCTGCGCCTGGCGCGCTGGCGCGAAGAAAACCCGGACCCGCAGGGGTCGCTACTGGAAGGATTGAACCATGTCTGAGGGGAATGTTGCCGCCGACCAGCTTCGGCTTTTCATTGAACGCATCGAGCGGCTTGAAGAGGAAAAGAAGGGCGTCGGCGACGACGTCAAGGACGTCTACCTGGAGGCCAAGGCCACTGGCTACGACGCCAAGATCATCCGGCAGGTCATTCGCCTGCGCAAGATGCCGGTCCATGATCGGCAGGAGATGGAGGCCGTCCTTCAGACCTATCTCGCTGCGTTGGGGATGGAGTGATGGCGAAGACCGCCCATTCCTGGAAGCACGACGAGCTGATGATGGACTTGGCGGGCTATCTCATGTCGGATCAGCGTCTCGTGTGGACCGACATGCAGCTCGGTCCGTCCGGCTCGCCGCGCCCCGACGTCTATGTACTTGAAAAGAGCTACAGTCGCCCGAACCCCACAGCGTTCGAGATCAAGGTCAGCCGCAGCGATCTTCGCTCCGATACCACGTCTGGCAAGTGGCAGAGCTATCTCCAATATGCCGGCGCAGTGATCTTCGCGGTGCCCGACGGCCTGTGCACGCCCGCCGATATTCCCGATGGCTGCGGGCTGATCGTGCGCAAGGCTGAGGTCTGGCGCTATGTCCGCAAACCGACGCGCCGGGCAGCGGAGCCGAACTTCAAGGCCTGCATGAAGCTGCTGATCGATGGCGTGCATCGGGCAAATCAGCGTCGCCTGCCGATGCCCCGGTCCGTGAAACTGTATGAAGAGCACGCGGCTGTCCGCAAAAAATTCGGGCAGGCGGTCGCCGAATGTGCCCGCGACCTGACCCAGGCTCGTAAGCGTCTGGAGGATGCAAAATCGCAGGCGAATTACGAATGGGACCGGATGCGCCAGGACGTCGAAAACACCAAGGCGCGGCTGATCGCTCAAGCGAAAAGCGAGCTAGAGACATGGTCTAGCCTCCGCCGCGACGTGATCACCTGGCTTGGTCTCGATGAGAAGGTGTCGACCTGGGCGGTCGAGCAGCGGCTGCGCCAGATGCGCGCCGCATGCGATGCCGACGAGCGCGTCGAGCGAGCGGAATCAGAAGTCATCCGTGCTCGTAACGCCGTTCAAACCGCCCTGAACTACTTGACGCCGAGGGACGTTGCCGCGTGAAAACACCCGCCTTCCTCGTCCGCCTGATGCAATACACGTCGCTGTCGCGGCGTCTGCGTCTGGGCCCTGAAGATGCCATGGCCGTGCACTTCGCCAACGGGCTGCGTGTCCATGCGCTGGAGGGGCGGCTGCGCGCCGTGTTCTGTCATGTGCCGAACGAGCTGGCGGGTGCAAGTCGCGCCACCCCGGCAGCTGCCATCGCGCGCGCCGCGGGGCTCATCACCGGCGCCAGCGACTATCTGTTCCTCTGGGACGGCGGCTCCGGTGTGCTGGAGGCCAAGAGCAAGACCGGATCGCTCACGCCGTCGCAGAAGGACTGGCGCGAATGGTGCCAGCTGCATGGGGTCCGCCATGCCGTGTTTCGGTCGGTCGATGAGGGCGAGACCGCGCTGCGCGATTGGGGAGTGCTGCAATGACCGAACCTCTCACCCCTGCCGAGTGCGACCTTCAGGACTTCCCCTTCATGCCGCTGCATGTTGCTCGCCTGCGTGACAGCGATCTGGCGGCCACGGTCGACCCGGAGGCCGCATGGTATGCGGTCATGCTGTGGGCCGCGTCATGGCATCAGATCCCGGCCGCCAGCCTCCCGAACGACGATCAGGTGCTGACCCGTTTGTGCGGTTTGGGACGCGACGTGAAAACTTTTCGGAAAAATCGCACCGGCGCCATGCACGGCTTCGTCCTGTGCGATGATGACCGCTGGTATCATCCTGTCGTCGCCGAGCAGGCAAATGCCGCATGGAAGGCGAAGCAGGAGCAGCGGTGGCGGACGGAGTGCGCTCGCATCAAAAAGCATAATCAGCGGCATGAAACCGACGTTTCTGCGCCGTCGCTGGAAGAGTTCATCGCGTCCGGATGCCAGCCCGTCCCCCTGACCGCTCCATCCAAGTCCCCAACTTGTCCCCAGGGACACGGAGGGGAAGTCCCTCGGGAAAACCCCTCCAAGGGAGAGGGACAGAGAGAGGGAGAGGGACAGGGAGAATCTATAATAGAAGTTGAAGAGGAGCGCACGGGCGCGAAGCCCGACAGCGTGGAAGAGACCGCCCGCCTCGTGGGGAATGCCGCAGGCATCAACCACAACCCGGCGAACGACCCGCAGCGCTACGCCGACAATCTTGCTCACGTCCGGGAATGGGTGAAGCTCGGGGCGACGGTCGAAGAAATGACCGACTGCGCCCAGCGCGCCTGCGCCGCTCAATCCGAGCCGATCCGCACCTTCCGCTACCTCGACGCCGCTATTCGCCAAACTGTTGCCCGAAGGGAAATCCCCAATGGAACACGTCAATCCCCTGCTCGATCGTCGCCCCGCTCCAGCGCTTCCGGCCGTCTCCTCGCCGCAATCGCAGCGGAGGAAGCCGAGCGCCCGCACTGAGCGGATGATCCGCGAGCTCGATGTCAGGTTCCCGCCCAATGCTACGATCAGCGAGGAGGACCGCGAAGCCCGCGTACTGCTGCTCGCCAGCGACGTCGCCGACATGATCGAGGATCAGCTGGAGGCGGCAGTGCGGGAGTGGATCCGGACCAAGGCCTTCATGCCCAAAGCGTCGGAGCTTCGTTCGCTCGCTGGCGATCTGCGGCAGAAGGCGCTGTCCGATCCGGATGATCTGGCCGCCATCGGCCGCCGTGTCGCCGAGAATTACAACACCCGCCTCCAGGGCGAGGGAAAGCAGCTGCGTTGGGTCTACAACGAGAAGGCCGACACGATGCACCTCGTCCCGTTGGAAGATTACCGACGGCAGCAGGAACCGCGCTGCACTCCCGAAGAGGCGAATGACATCCGCGATCGCCACCGGCGGGCCGCATGAAGCGCATCATCGAGCTGGCCTGTCTCTGCGGGGCTCGTGAGGCCGATACCGGCCAGCCCCGCCCTCGCCATTGCTGGAACTGCAAGAAACCCGATGGAATGGGGGAATTCCCGAAATGACCGAACTGTTCATCGTCTTGAACGTGATCAGCAGCCTCGCCTGGCTTGGCTGGAAAGTGGGCTCAACCATCCGCCGCAACCGGATCCGCAAGCGCCACTTTGATCGCTGGTTGGAGGAAACTGGCCGGGTCAGGACCCGCTAGCTCACTGAACGACAAAGGGGGACCGCATGGCTGAAACATCATCACGCAGCAAACCGCCACCGCCCGGCTTCGCGGAGGTCTTCATCCGCTGGGGATGGCGCGGCGTCGAGACCGTCTTCGGCTCGCGCACCAACTGCAACAAGCGGTGGGTGGCACAGTGCGGTGGCGGCGAACTGATCCGGCGCCGGCGGGAATATCGATCGAGGCTCAGGGAGATCAGACATGATTGTGCCGCTTGATCACACGATCTGCGAGGTCCGGCTCGAGCGGCGTTCCCTATGTGTCGAGTTCGGGGACGGCCGCAGCCTCTGCGCGCCGCTTGAATGGTTCCCGATCCTCAACGCTGCCCGTGGCAGCCAGCTGGACGAGTTCGTCATCGCTGATGATGGCATGTCGGTCGCGTGGCCGGCTCTCGGCGAGGTGGTGAGTTCCGATTTCCTGCTGGGGCGGCGGGTCAGCGGTGCTTCTCGCGGGGAGAGGATGCTGTGACCGAGATCAGCGATCATGCCGTCATCCGGTACCTCGAGCGCGTGAAGGGCGTCGACATCACAGCGATTCGTGCGGAGATGAACACGCCTGCGCTGGCGAAGGCCGACGAGTTCGGCGCCCCGGTGCTGATTGGTCGCAATGGTGAGCGGCTCGTGATCCGCAACGGCGTCGTTGTGACGGTCATCGCCAAGAGCCGGAATGTGGGAAGGACGATTGCGCGATGAGGCCCTACCCGCCCGAAGACCTTGCCACCTTCTCGGAAATCGAGATGATGGACCGGTTCGTTCCCGCCTTCGATCTGCGGGACTGGATCGCCGACACCTTCCTGAGCGAGGGGAGCGACGTGTTCAACGCTGACCATGCCCACCTGCGCGACGCCACCCTGGGCGTGCTGTGGACTAACTGCGACAACAGCCGGAACATGCGCAGCGTCATCGGCCAGGCTGAGCTTATGCCCCCGACCGCGATGGGAAAATGGCAGAAAACCCGTGCCGCGCAGCAGGTCGAGGAATGGTTCGGGGATATGCCGGATTTCCTGCTGACCTTCAGCGCGCCGGCTGCGCACGGGATGGATGATGCCTCGTTCTGTGCGCTGGTCGAGCATGAGCTTTATCACTGCGGCCAGGCGCTCGACCTGTTCGGGATGCCCAAGTTTCGGAAGGACGGATCGCCGTCTTTCACGATCAAAGGCCATGACGTAGAAGAGTTTGTGGGCGTGGTTGCTCGCTATGGCGCTAAGGCAGCAGGCGTCGAACAGATGGTGGAAGCGGCGAACCGCAGGCCACTGATCGGCTTGGCATCGATCGCGGGTGCCTGCGGCACCTGCTCCCTTAAGGCAGCCTGATCATGGCAGCGCGAAACAAGCAGATGACAGACCAGGTGAAAGCCTTTGTCGTTCAGGCGCTCGCCTCGTTCGACACCCCCACACAGGTGGCCGACGCGGTAAAACAGGAATACGGGATCCAGATGACCCCGCAGACGGTGCAGGCCTATGACCCGACGAAGTATGCCGGGCGCAATCTCGCACCGAAATGGAAGATATATTTCGAGAAAGCCCGCGAGGCGTTCGTCACAGATTCATCCAGCATTCCTATCGCCCACCGTTCCACCCGGCTCCGAGCGCTCCAGCGCATGGCAGCGAAGGCTGAGGCCAAGGGCAATTTCCCGCTCGCGGCGGCCCTGAACAAGCAGGCGGCCGAGGAGATGGGCAACGCCTACACGAACAAGCGCGAGATCACCGGGAAGGATGGGAAGGATTTGCCGGTCGCCGCGCCCGCCATCGCGATCTTCGCGCTGCCGGATAATGGGAGGGATGGGTGATGGAGCTTGATCGCCTCCTCTGGTGGGCTGCTTTGGCTGGCTGTTGGTGGTATTCCTGGACCGTCAATCAGCGCGCACAGCGCGCGCCTCTCTGCAACTGCAATGAGGAAGGTTCGCGCATCCTCGCCCGTCTCGTCCTCAAGATTGACGAGGCCCGAAAGTTCGTCGGCAAGCCCGAAGGTATGACTGTAGAGGCGCACCACAATTTCACCTGCAAGGGGCGTTCATATCGGCTGACCGCCGTCGAAGTGGAAAAGCAGGGGGAACCGTGAACGCCCATGCGTCGATCACCCCCGGAATAAGCCACAACGGCGGCCCAGCAATCGGCCCCGAGACGATCAAGCCCCAGCCCGGCCCCCAGACGGCCTTCCTCTCCAGCGCGGCCGACATCGCCATCTACGGCGGAGGCGCCGGCGGCGGAAAGACCTGGGGTCTGCTGATGGAGCCGCTGCGCCATGTCAGCAATCCCGGATTCGGCGCAGTGTTCTTCCGTCGCTCCACGGTCCAGATCCGCAACGAGGGCGGCCTGTGGGACGAAAGCGCGGTCCTCTACCCACAGATCGGCGGCGACCCGAAAGAGCACACCCTGTCGTGGACCTTTCCGACAGGCTCGTCCGTCAGCTTCGCCCACCTCGAACACGACAAGACCCGGTTCAACTGGCAGGGCTCGCAGATCCCGCTCATCTGCTTCGACGAGTTGACGCACTTCAGCGCGGTCCAGTTCTGGTACATGGTCAGCCGCAACCGCTCGATGTGCGGCGTGCGGCCATACATCCGCGCGACCTGTAACCCTGATGCCGACAGCTGGGTCGCCGAGCTCATAGCGTGGTGGATCGACCAGGACACCGGCCTGCCAATTCCGGAGCGCGCGGGCAAGCTGCGGTGGTTCGTGCGTGTCGGCGAAGATCTGCGCTGGGCGGATGATCCCGCCGACCTCGCCTGCTATACCATGCTGAACGACGCGGGCGAGACGGTCCCGATCCCGGCAAAGTCGCTAACGTTCATCCCAGCCAAGCTGACCGACAACAAGGCGCTGATGGCGGCGGACCCCGGCTATATGGCGTCCCTGCTGGCGCTGCCGCTGGTCGAACGCGAGCGGCTGCTGGGCGGCAATTGGAAGATCAGACCGGCGGCCGGGCTGTATTTCCAGCGCTCATGGTGTCGGGTGGTCGACGCGGTGCCGGCGGGCACGAAGTTTGGGCGCGGCTATGACCTTGCCGCGACGCCGCCGACTGCTGACAATCCCGATCCGGACGCCACGGCCTCGACCAAGATTGGACGCGCGCCTGACGGGCGCTATATCGTCGTTGACTGTCGCAAGGTGATGACCACGCCTGCGGGCGTAGAGCGGTTCATAATGAACACGGCAAGCGAGGACGGAGTTGAGGTGGAAATCTCCCTGCCTCAAGATCCCGGCCAAGCGGGCAAGAGCCAGGTTGCGGCGCTGGTGAAGATGCTCAGCGGCTATACGGTTCGATCCAGCACGGAGACGGGCGACAAGGTGACGCGCTTCGGCCCGTTCTCCGCGCAGGCTGAGGCGGGCAATGTCGATGTGCTACGCGGGCCTTGGAATGATGGATGGTTCAGCGCCCTGGAGGGTTTTCCGGTCGCCAAGCACGATGACGAGGCAGATGCGACGTCACGGGCTTTTGATGTTGTGTCGCTGCGGAAGGGCTCGGCGTTTGATGTGTTATGATTGCGACCCGGTGCGATATCTCGCCCGCTGCCGGGTCGCGTCATCGGGCAGGCCATCTTCGCTTAAGGCCACCCGCCTGCGAGCTCGGCTTAGTACCTGAGGATCATACCTAATTTCAGAACTCGCCCCCGCATCGCTCGCGAGCCTCGCCGCTTCAATGGCCGCTGATACATTTCTGAATTTGGGCTCGGTCGCCCTGATCGCGGCCTCGTAAGCAATCGTTGAGAGGCTGCTATGCATTCCGTGGACTGAGCGCTGAAGCTCTCGCATTTCTTCTGCCATTTGTGAGAGCGACACAGTCTGATCGCCGATTTCGGTCGCCTTGATGTTGCCGAACTGCTGAAGATAGCCGCGGTAGTTTGGATTTTTTACGGCCTCCATTGTTCCTGCAATCGTGTCGCAAATGTCGGCTTTCAGACTCATCATTCCGCTAAAGCGAAGTGAGCTCGGGTAAGTCAGGTGTTTGACCGGCGCGACGTCAAAAGAAAACGGGGTTACGTCGTCCTTAATGATGATCACGGGCTTCTCAAACGCGACGCGCATCCCTAGCTCAAACATAACATTGGGGTTTCGGCCGCTGACATCGCAAACGACGATCTCGTCGTCGTACAGATTAGTGACGATATTTCCCTGGATCACGCCCGCAGATTCGCTGTCACTGACTAAGCGCGGCAAATAGCCCGCCTCACGGGCGGCATCTGCGATGATCGAGTGAACTTCTTTCCAGTGCCCAGAAGGGTAAGGATCGAAGTCAGCAATAGGGCGAACGACGCCACAATATCTAACTGACCCAGCCGCCGCGTTGTCGTTTTCCTGCTCTGCCATCCCGAATCAATTCCCCCTGCTGGCGTCCGTAGCTTTCCTGCCTCACCGCCAGCACCGTCGCAAGCATGGGAACCGTCTCGCCACTCCGCCGCTTCGCCGATGGCCTGGCGAATGTCCTCACCGGTCGCGGCACTACCGTCGATCGCGCCGCCGCGAATTTCTGGACGCGCCGCTTCACCACGCCTGATCAGGTCGAAGCCGCCTATCTCGGCTCCTGGCTGCATCGCAAGATCGTCGACATCCCCGCGCAAGACATGTGCCGCGCCGGCCGCGATTGGGACGCGGAAGACGACGAGATCGCCAAGATCGAAGCCGAGGAAAAGCGGCTCGGGCTGTGGGCGAAGGTCTATGAGGCGCTGACCCTTGGCCGCCTCGGTGGCGGTGCAATCCTGATCGGGCTGGGCGATGATCCGTCTCAGCCCCTGCCCCGCACCATCCGCCCGCAGCAGATCCAGTATCTGACCGTGCTGTCCCGCTGGCAGTTGTCGATCGGCGACATGGAGATGGACCCGGCTCTGCCGACCTTCGGCCAGCCTAAATATTTCGGCCTGTCCGGCTCCGCGCGGGCCATCCGCATCCACCCGAGCCGCGTCGTCTGCTTCAAAGGCCTGCCTGTTCCTGCGATCCGGGTCGCCACATGGGAAGAGCGGTTCTGGGGCATGTCCGTGGTGGAAGCGGTGGACGAAGCCGTGCAGCACGCCACTACCGCTTGCGCCGGATTCGCGTCGCTCATCGATGAGGCGAAGATTGACGTCTATCGCTTCAACGGCACCGTGGAGCAGCTGAGCCAGCCCGGCGGCGAAGAGAAGCTGATGCGGCGCGTCGAGCTGACCAACACCGGCAAGAGCGTTCACCGCGCCGTCATCCTCGACAAGGAGGACGAATGGGAGCAGCGCCAGTTGACGCTGGCAGGCGTGCGCGACGTCATCATCACCTATGACGCCCGCGTGGCTGGTGCGGCCGACATCCCGGCGACCCGGCTGTTCGGCAAGGCGCCTGATGGCATGAACGCGACCGGCGAAGGTGACCTCGCCAACTATTTCCAATCGATCGGCGCGAAGCAGGACATGCAGCTGCGGCCCGCGCTGCAGCAGATCGATGCGGTCATGCTGCCATCCGCTGGCGTGAAGGCTGATCTGCCGTGGGCCTTCTCCACGCTCATGGTGCTGACCGAGCAGCAGCAGGCGGAGATCGAGGCGAAGGAAGCGGACACGATCACGAAGATCGCCGCCGTCGCCCTGATGCCTGAAAGCGCGCTCGCCAAGACGGTGCAGAATCGGCTGATCGAAAGCGGGCGCTGGCCCGGCCTTAAGAAGCTGATCGAGGAAGCCGAGAAGGCGGGTGAAGGCCTGCCCGAAGGCGAAGAAACCGAGCTGGGCATTGTGCCGGTCGGGTCGGAAGGAGGTGATCGGACATCTGCCGGTGCTGGCGGGGGAACCCCCGTTAATTCCTCCGCCCGCCGTGCTGCGAATGATGCCGCCGTGTTTTTTGGCGATGCGGCACCGCGCCCGCTCTATGTCCAGCGCAAGCTGTTGAACGCCTCCGCGCTGATCGCCTGGGCCAAGGAAAACGGCTTCACGTCGACGCTGGCACCCGACGACGTGCATGTCACGGTGCTGTATTCGCGCTTGCCAGTCGACCCGATGAAGATGGGCGAAAGCTGGTCCGGGGACGATCAGGGCCGCATCCGTGTCAAGCCTGGTGGTCCACGGGCGATCGAGCGCTTTGGCGAGAATGCTGTCGTGCTGCTGTTCGCGTCGTGGGAATTGGAAAGCCGCCACCGGTCCATGGTCGAGGCGGGCGGCAGCCACGACTTCGACAATTATCACCCGCACGTCACCCTCTCCTATGAGGTTCCGGCGGACATCGATCTGGCGGCGATCAAGCCATATGCGGGCGCACTGGAGTTCGGGCCGGAACTGTTTGAACCGCTCGATCTGGATTGGAAGCGGAAGGTGGTGGAGGAATAATGGGTGCCGACCTTCCTGAACGTTGGCGCCCGCCGGTTGAGGTTCGTCCCGCCATCCGGGCGGTATGCGAGAGACTGCTTCCGGTCATTCGCGTTGCCGCGCGCCAGCATGGCTATGCGATCGGCGCCCATGGAAGCTTTGAGCGCGACCTTGATGTAATCGCCTGCCCGTGGGCTGAGGAAGCAAGCGACGCGAAAGAATTGGTCCGGGCGGTGCAATCCGCCCTCGCTGACGAACTTGGAGTAGAAGTCGTGCGCAGCGGGGATGTGGGGCAGAAGCCCCATGGTCGACAAGTCTGGACCATGATCATTTTAGACTACGACCATGCGGTAACGGTGCGCAGCACGGCAGGCTCTCACCCTTTCATCGACTTCTCGGTCATGCCGAGGCGCTGAAGTGCCCCGCTACAGCCTCGCCCTACTCGCCCGCCGCGCTGGAAAGCGCCGCGACATCACCTTGCGGCCGATCATCCCGACCCAAGCCCAGGCAACCGACCTTGCCACGATCTACGCTCCCGCCTGGCGCATCTGGGCCGACAGCATCGACCGCATCCTTGTCGGCTACGATCCGCAGCCCCTGCCCACCGGCGACGCGCTGACGATCGACACCGCCGACCAGGTGCAGACCGCGATCAACAGTGTGGCGAACGAGTTCCTGACGATCCTGACCGCGCGGATCACGCCATCGTTGCGCGACTGGATCGTCCGCGCTGAGCGCGTTCACCGCGAAAAGTGGGCCGCCGCTGTGAAGGCTGGCGTCGGTGTGGATCTCGACATGATGCTGGGCGCGGGCGAGGTGCAGGAGACGCTGTCCACCTTCCTCCAGCGTAATGTCGCCCTATGCCGAAATGTGAGCGATCAGGCGCAGGGCCGAATCTCCGACGCCGTGTTCCGCGGCTATGAACGGCGCGCGCCTGTAGCCGAGGTGGCGAAGGAAATCCGCGAGGCGACGGGCATGGGCCGCGATCGCGCAGTCCGCATCGCTGCCGACCAGAACAGTAAGCTATCGTCCCAGCTGGACCGCGAGCGCCAGGCAGAGGCCGATCTGACGCAGTTCAAATGGCGGCATTCCGGGAAAGCGCACCCGCGATCATGGCACCGCGCGCGCGACGGCAACGTTTATGACAGCCGCACCGGCAAGCCCGTTGGTGGCGGCGACGCCATCCCCAGCGATGATCGCGCAGGGATGGCGCCTTGGTGCGGGTGCCGGGAGCAGGCTTATATCCCGCTGCTGGATGAGGTGGATTAGCCTCAGAACTCAGACCCGATAGCAATGCCGGGAGGAAGCTCAACCCATGTAACCTCTGGGTTTTCAACCGCCCAAAAGAAACGGTACTCGCGCTGCCATCTGTCCTCACGACCTTTTAGAAAATGATGGCGCTGCATGGTTACCGTGTACCTGACTTCGTCTGCCAGGCTCTGCCTCCCGATCGCCTTGTCGAGCACCGATCGCAGTCTGGCGATGTCAACTAGGCGCACGCAGGCCTGCTTCCCCTCCTGTTTCCACCGAGCAACACTGCCACGGCTAATGCTAAGTATCAGTCCATCTTCATCTCTTGCATGGACGGTACCGTTCAGCGGGGTCTCACCTAGCGGGGTTCGGACCGTGCAATCTTTAAAGGTGACGATCCCTGCATTCACCTGGAGTGCTCCCCATGTCGGGCCTGGCCGGAAAACATGCTCTGGGATCCCGGTGCTTTGAAAGATCCTATTCTCATCTGGCGTGAATACACCTTGTCGCGTTTCGGATTTATACCGACTGGCGGGGCTGATGGGCACCAGGCCGCCATTGATCCACGTCTCAGCGTGAGCAGGTTCGTTTAGGTAGATTCGATAGTCGTTCATCTCGCTCCCTCTGGCGTCCGTAGAAGGTACCGTCGCCTGTCAGGCACACAAGCCCCATGCTTTTTGCCGACGCCCTCACGCTCGACGCCCCCCGCCGCACTAGCGACGGCTACATGGCTGTGCGGGCAAAGGCGGCGCGCACCGGCACCTATCAATATCTCGGCAGCGAGATCGACCCGCAGAACGCGCACGGCCTGCGCGATGCTGGCATGGTCCATGTCCTACGCGATGACGCCGCCGTGTTCGACAGCAAGTCGGCTCATAGCTTCATCGGCAAGCCGATCACGGACAATCACCCGTCCGTCGCGGTGAATGCCGCCAACTGGCGCGATCATGCCCGCGGCGTCGTCATGGGCGCGATGCGGGACGGCGAATATCTCGCCTTCGATCTGCTGCTGACCGATCGCGACACCATCAGCGCTGTCGATGCGGGCAAGCGCGAGCTGTCCAACGGCTATGCGGCCGATCTCCAGTTCGGCGACTTCACCGGCCCCGGCGGCGTGAAGTGCGTTGCGCGGCAGAAGTCCATCACCGGCAATCACGTCGCGATCGTCGACAAGGGCCGTGCCGGCCCCTCCTGCGCCATCACCGATTCCGTCGCACTTTGTGACGCGAACCCCGCCGCTGTGGCGGACCTCACCCCTCCATTGGAGAAGACTGCAATGAAAATCCGGATCGGCGACGCCGAAGTCGATGCGACCAACGGTGAGGCCGTTCGGATCGCAGTGGACGCTCTGAATGTGAAGCTCGGCGGCCTGACCGCTGACAACGCCACCCTCAAGACTTCGCTCGAGGCGAAGGACGGCGAGATTGCCGCCCTCAACGCCAAGCTGAAGGATGCGGAAGTCACTCCCGAACGCCTGCAGGCTCTGGCTGATGCCCGTGCCAAGGTGATCGCCCAGGCACAGGCACTGAAGCCCGGCATCGTCGTGGACGGCAAGTCCGACATTGAGATCCGGAAGGAAGCTGTTTCGGCCAAGCTGGGGGATGCCGCCGCCAACATGGCTGACGCGGCGATCGAGGGGGCGTTCCTCGCTCTCACCAAGGATGGCGGCTCCGCCGATCCCCTGCGCCAGACGCTGAAGGACGGCCTGACCGCTCCGACCAACATCGCCAACATCCGCGACGCCGCCCGCGCCGCGAGCAACCGCTAAGGAGGCCGGGACATGGCTGTCAATCAGGACACTTATCTCACCAACCTCGCTGCTGCCTATGCGGGCATGGTGGCGAACGGCGAGACTTCGAACCGCATCACGCGCACCTGCGAAGTGGCGGCGGGCATCGGCTTCGGCAAGGTCGTGTTTCGCGGCTCTGGCGATCACGGCTGCACCACCGACCAGACCGGCACCCCCCAGGTGCTGGGCATCACGATTGCCGACGAAACGCTGGGCCTGCTGCCCGGTGCGGATGCTGACGAATATCAGCAGTACGACAATGTCGCGATCATGACCGAGGGCGTGATCTGGGTGGTTGCCGGTGAGGCTGTCACCGATGGGGCGCAGGCTTACGTCACCAGCGGCGGCGCCATCGTCGACACCTCGACCTCGAACACCATCCTGCCGGGTTGGTTCTTCGACACGACCGGCGCGAACGCCGATCTCGTCAAGCTCGCTCGTCGCTAAAGGGGGACATACAAATGCTCATCAATTTCTCTGACGCGACCGGGGGCATGTTCCGGGACGCTGCTGCCTTCCTCGCTGCCGACGCTGCGGCGCAGGCGCTCGCCTTCGATCGCTGGGCGGCTTATGATGCTGAACTTGCACGGACCTTCGGCGATCGTGCCGACGAGTTCTTTGTCGACGCCCAGGTCGGCCGCGCGTTCCTGACGCCGCAGCTGTTCCGCATCGAAACGCAGGTCTATCTGCGCCGCTATCCGAACGCAGATCTGAACGGCCTTCTCCCCATCAACACCGATGGCGATATGTGGGACGTCGGCACCGTGTTCTACAGCATGGACGAGGTCGGCAAGGCCGAGTTCCTGAGCGGCAAGGGCTTCGATATGCCCTATGCCTCGACGCTGACCGGCCAGAACAGCCGTGGCTTCCACCTGGCCGGTATCGGCTATGAGTGGTCGACGCAGGAACTCCAGCGCGCCGCCAAGCTGGGCCGCTCGCTGTCTGCCGACAAGGCTGGCGCTGCTCGTAAGGCTGCTCAGTTCTTCAAGCGCTCGGTTGCCATGACCGGCAAGACGCCGGGCGCATCCTCGTCCGAAAAGGGTTGGACCGGCTTCGTGAACGACGCGAACGTGCCCGCGGCGAACGTCACTGCCGACGGCACCGGCTCGACCACGACCTGGGCCACCAAGACCCCGGATCAGATCAGCCGCGATATTTGGGCAGCGGTCAACGCGGTAGAATCGCAGACCGGCGAAACGCACACCGCCACCACCGTCGCGCTGCCGACCGCCAAGCTGCGCTACATCGAGCAGACCCGCATGTCGGACACCGGCTCGACCATCCTCGCTTACATCCGTGGCAACCGCGACGGCGGCGAGAACATCCAGTTCAAGGCGATCCGCGAATTGGCTGGCGCTGGCGCATCGGGCACCGAGCGCATGGCGGCCTACGACAGCTCGGAAGAAGTCGTGCAGTTCCACCTGCCCGGCGACCACGAGTTCCTGCCCCCGTTCCAGAAGTCGTCCATGACCTATGAGGTCGGCGGCATCATGAACGTCGGCGGCACGGAAGTGCGTCTGCCCAAGGCAATCACCTATCGGGATGGTATCTGACCATGGCGAAGTTCACGAACTATGCGCGCGGCCCGCGCGGCATCAGCATGAAGGATGGCTCCACGATCTGGCTCGACCCGGGCCAGTCGGAGGACATCAAGAAGGACGACATCGCCGGACCGCTGCCCGATCTGGGCACGGCACCGGCTGTGTCGGCAAATGATGGCGATGACGATCGGGTTGCCGCCCTGGCCGCCGAGATCGACAGCCTGAAGGCCGATCACGAGAAGGCGCTGGCTGCCGAGAAGCAGCGCGCCGACGATGCTGAGAAGCTGCTGTCTGAAGCGTCCGCCGAGATCGACAGCCTGAAGGCTCAGGTCGAAGGCTGCCGACAAGAAATAACCTCGGTCGCTCTGGGGGGAGACGGGCCGCTGCTCTATCGGGCGGCGGCCCTTTTCGTTCAGGCCATGGCGTCGAGCGTCATCCGCTGACGGAGTGTGTTGACCCGTTCCCTGATAATGCCAGGGATAAGGAACAGGTCGATAAACGCCCAAAGACCTGAGATGATGAGACCAATGATTGTGATGCCAAGGATCAGCATCACCGCGCCAGTCCCCTTTTGCCCCAAGTAGAAGCGGTGAATGCCGAACGCGCCCAAAAACAGGCAAAGCAGATAGGCAGCACCGGTGGACGGCTTCTCGTTAGCGATCCGCTGCTCAATGAGTATCCGCTGCGAATCCGTGAGGCGCCCGCCCGCCACCTGTTCGGTAGCTGGTGCCGTTGCTTCAATATTCATAATTCCCCCTATTCTCGCTCTCGACGAGCGACCCTTCGTATACCGCCATATCCTTACAGGCCGTCAACGCCTATCTGGCGTCCGTAGGGCTGAGCCATAGCCGAGGATATGATGCGGCATGGCTTACTCTGCTCCCGCTAAAGCGACCTTCACCGGCATCTTTCCCGCCTTCACGGCGGTCACCGATGAAGCCTATGCCTTCTGGTCCGCCCGCGCCGCGCGCATCGTGGACCCCCTCCAGGAATGCCTCGCCGATGATGCCGAACTGGCCTGCATGCTGGCGACGGCGCATTATCTGACGCAGCAGGGCGTAGGCACCGGCACGGAAAGCGAGATGGCCGCCCAGGGCGCCAGCGGGTTCAAGCGGCTGAAGTCCGGCTCGCTCGAGCTGGAGAAGGCGGACAATGCCAGTGCGGCCGGCATGGGCGATTGGGGCACGACCAGTTATGGCGTGCGGCTCTATCCGATGCTGAAGGCTTGCGTCGGCGGCCCACGTGTGACCGGCACCGGTTGCGTCGTCGGAGGTGGCGGGTTCAATGGCTTTGCGGGCGCCATCCCGCCTTGGGTGCGGTGATGGGTCTGTTGGACGGTGGCATCGCGGCGATCTTCGGCGCGGCCTTTTCTGGTATCTATCTCGACGCCACGCTGCACACCGGCACCGGCGCGCCGGTTTATGGGGCGGGCGGGGTCATCACCGGCTATGCGGGTGGCGATAAGGCGGTCAAGGTGCAGGTCGATGCGGCGACCGATGCCATGCGCCGCGGCGACGGCTATGCCGAGGGCGACGTCCGGCTCATCATCTTGGCCCAAGGGATCGGCTCGGTGACGAGCGATCACCGCCTAACGGTCGGCGCTGTCGCCTACAGCCTGCAATCCACCGAGCTGGACGCCGCGGCTTCGCACTGGATCTGCCGCGGGCGTCGCATCTGATGGGCATCAAGTTCGCCGATCGCCACCTGAAGCGGTTGCGCAAGATGACAACCGGGATGCGCAAGGAAGCTGGCAAGTTGGTCCATACTCTCGCCGACATGCACGCGACCGAGGCGGCGCTCAGCGTCACGACGGGGGCAGTGTCGGGGAAGAACCATAAGGCTTCGCTCCCGGGCCAGCCACCCAATGCGGACACGCACGGCCTCGATCGATCGGTCCATGTCGAGCAGACCGGGCCGCTGACCGCGCAGTCAATTGCGGATGCGCCCTATGCGGCCGCGCAGGAATTCGGCACGCAGGAGATGGCGGAACGCCCCTTCATGCGCCCGGCCGCCAAGAAGGTCCGCAAGCAGGCGGACAAACTCGCGAAGGTGGCAGTCGACCGGATCGTCAAGGGCGGGAAGCTGTAGCAGCGGGGCGCCGTCCGTATCGCTCCCCGCCTTTACCCTTAGCATGGGCACCATGGCGACAGCGTTTTCAGATCGTGATACACCTGCCCATTGTGGCAATCCGGCTCAACCTGCATCATCTAGGATTGTGGCTGGACGCCATCATGGAGCGGCTCGAAACGGAGCACGCGCCGACCAACTGGAACCTGCTGGAGACGCTCGGCGAAGCGCTGGCCTTTCCGCGCTTCCTGGGGCCAGACAATGACGATCAGCCCGACCTTCCATGTTCGCCAGACGATCCTGACCGCCCTGCAGGCTGATGCGGGCGTCCTAGCGTTCATCCCGGCCGACAGCCTCTATCCGAGCAAGACCCCGAACAATCCCGCCAAGCCCTTCGGGCGCTATGGCGCGGAAACCAATATCCCGTCACGCCCGTCGGGCTGGCGCGGCGGCGAAGTCTCGACCGCCTATCATGTATGGGTCGGCGTGACCGACGCTATCCCGGACCCCAAAACCTATTGCGAGCAGTCGGTCGACGCGATCGCCGAAGCTATCGACGCCCTGCCCGACTGCACCGTCGAGCGCACGCAGCTGCTGGAGGATGCTTCCGAGCCGGACCTCTGGCACGGCGTCGTCCAGTTCACCTTTACCGCGCTTGCCGAAATCTGATCGTCCGTAGAGGCTGACGCCTGCCTGATCCATGTGAAGCGGGACGACAAATCCCCTCGCAGGAGCCAGGCACATGACCGCAGGCGTTACCCTCCAGACCAAGCTCTCGATCGCGGGGGGCCTCGAAGGCGCCGCCGCCAAGGGCAGCATGAAGCTCAAGCTCGACGACATCCTCGAATCGCTGGAGCTGACTCCCGGCACCAACACGACCGGCAAAGCGGATTTGCTCTATACCGCCACCCGGACGGTCAACGCGTCGAGCAACGAGGATCTGGATCTTGCCGGCGCGCTCGCCAATGCCTTCGGCGCGACCATCACCGCCGCCGAGATCGTCCTGATCTTCATCAAGGCGGCCGCGGGCAACAGCAACAACGTCAATGTTAGCCGACCGGCCTCGAACGGTTTTGTCGGGCCGTTTCTCGCGGCCGGCGATGGCGTGAAGATCGCGCCCGGCGAATGGGCCGTGTTCCAATCCAAGGCGGGCTGGGCCGTGACGCCCGGCACCGGTGATCTCCTCAACGTCGCCAACAGCGGCGCCGGCTCCGGCGTGACTTATGACATCCTGATCGTCGCTCGTTCTGTGGTGGCCTGACATGGGCCGCCGCATCATCTTCGAGCGGACCTATAATCACCGCTGGCCTTCGCGGGCGATCACCGAATTTCGGGCATCCGACACCCCCTTGCTCGTCAAGCGCGAGGTCCAGAAGGCGGCGCTTGAAGGGGGCTATGCCCGGTTCGCGACGAAGGCCGAGTGTTCGGCGGCGGACCGGGAGCTGGAGGCTGTGCCGGCGAGCGATGCGACACCTGATGCTGATCCGGAGCAGGTCGGGCGTCCGTAGAGCCAGCCCCCGCCCCGGTCCAAAGTCGCGAGGTCTTCTAAACTTGCCCAAGCGAAGGGGTTAGCACCATGGGTTTCACAACTGGCCGCGTGAAGGGCAATTATGCCGACATCCTCTATGGCGACGGCGGCTCTCCGACCGAGACGTTCACCCAGCTCTGCGGCATCAACACGCGCGGCCTCGAAGTCACCTATGCCAATGCCTTCGAGGCCACGGACTATGATTGCGCCGATCCTGAAGCGGCGGCGCAGACGCTACGCGACGTCGGGGCGCAGGACTGGTCGATCTCGGGCTCGGGCCTCTATAACCGGACGCAGATGGCTGCGCTGCGCGGCCTGCTGGGCGCATCGCAGAACTGGCGCTTCGCAATCGACGAGCCTTCGACCGAAAGCGTTGATGATGGCTGGTGGCAGGGCCCCGGCATGATCTCGAGCTTCAAGGTCGACGGCAATGACGGCGAATATACACAGGTTTCGCTGACCATCACCGGTATGGGCCTGCTGACCTGGGCAGACGCGGCGTAAGGGTGGCGGATGCAGACCCATCTGACCCTCGATTGGGCTGACGGTAGTTATGATTTCCGGCTGACCTGGAGCGGCTGCGCCGAGATCGAGCGCAAGTGCAATGCGGGTATCCAGGCGGTCTATGAGCGCGTGATGCTCGCCGGGTCTTCCACCGTCGACGTCGTCGAGATCATCCGACAGGGTCTTCTCGGCGGCAAAACGGGCCTGGTCGACGAACAGCCGGTCGAGCTGGTGCCCGCGACCGTCAACGCCCTCATCGCTCGCTATGTCACCGGCGAGAACGCTCCGCCCTTCGCCTCCAGCTGGAACGTCGCCAAGGCGGTCCTCCACACCTTCATGGTCGGCCACGAAGCGGCTCAAAAAAAAAGGGAGGACGAGGACGAGATGGCGGGGAGCGAATAGATCCCGCCGAGATCTTCGCCAACTGCGCGCTCATGAATATCCAACCGAGCGAAGCCAAGCAGCTCACGCTCGCTGAATATCAGGGGATCTTGCACCACTGGAACAAGGCGCAGGGCGGCGAAGACGACGAGCTTGAACCCCCCGATCCGCAGAAGGTGGCTGAACGCCGCCGGGCGCTCGAGGCCAAAGGTGTGAAGGTGCTCTACTGATGCCCACCGCTGACGAAGTCATCGTCGAATTCGAGGCGCGGGTCGGCAAATATGAGGCCGATCTCAAGCGAGCGACCAAGACCTTCGAGAACGCGACCAACGCCCAGCGCGACCAGATGGCGCGTCTAGAGCGGCAGATCGCGTCCAGCTCCAGCGCCATCGGCGCGCAGTTGCGCAATCTTGCCGGCGTGTTCGCTGGCGCCTTTTCGGTGCAGCAGATCCAGCAGCTCGCGGACGGCTATACCCGCTTCACGAACCAGTTGAAGGTCGCAGGGCTCGAGGGCTCGAACCTGGGGCGCACCCAGGAGCAGCTCTTCGGGATCGCGCAGAAGTATGGCGTTGAGCTGGAATCGCTCGGCACCCTGTTCTCGCGCGGGTCGCAGTCGGCGAAGGAGCTGGGCGCCAGCCAGGCTGACCTGTTGAAGTTCACCGAGGGCGTCTCTGCCGCGCTCAAGATCCAGGGCTCGAGCGCCACCGAGGCGCAGGGGGCGCTGCTCCAGCTTTCGCAGCTGCTCGCCTCCGGCACGGTGCGGGCGGAGGAGTTCAACTCGGTCAATGAAGGCGCGCTGCCGATTCTCCAGGCGGTCGCCCGGAACCTCGACGCGGCCGGCGGCTCGGTCGGGAAGCTCAAGCTGCTGGTCAATGACGGGAGGATCTCGTCGCAACAGTTCTTCCGCGCCTTCCTCCAGGGATCGTCGGATCTGCAAGCGACCGCCGAAACCACGGCGCTGACGATCGGCAACAGCTTCACCGTGCTCAACAATGCCCTGGGCAAGTTCATCGGCGAAACCGACCAGTCGCTCTCGGCCACCCAGCGGATCAGCGCGGCGATCATCAGCCTGTCGGAGAACCTCGACACGGTGGTCAAGGCGATCGGGGTGCTCTCCGCGCTGCTGCTCGGCCGCTATGTCGCTGGAGCTGTGGCGGCCGCCCGGTCCACCACGATCGTCTCGACCGCGATCTTCGCAATGCAGGCGCGCGCGGCTGGCGCGGCAACGACAATGGAGGCGCTGGCGCTCACGTCCGCCACGGCTGGCCGCGCCATGCTGGCTGCCTTTGGAGGGCCGGTCGGGGTCGCCATCACGGCGCTCACGCTTGGTATCGGCTTTCTGGTCGAAAGCCACAACGACGCCGAAGCAGCTGTGGATGACCTGGCCGCGTCGATCCACGCGCAGTCGGCAGAGTTCAAGACCGTCCGCGACAAGACCGCGCAGGCCGCCGCCGAGGCCGGCACCATGAGCGACAAGCAGCGGAACCTCCAAGCGGCGACCGCGAACCTCACCGGCGAAGTGGGCCTGCTGGCGAACGCCTGGGCGCGGGTAGCGGCCGAAGCGAAGGCGGCGGCGCTCGAGCAGGCGCGCGCGGCTGCCAATTCGGCCAAGTCGAATTACGAGCTGGCGAAAAAGCGGTTCGAGGAGAAGGTCGACGAGGGCTTCCGCGCCGCGCCCCGGCCGGTCGTCGAGCGTGGCCTGGGCCGCGAGCTGAACCCGATCAATCCCGAGGCGGCGCGCGCGGCGGCGTTGAAGGGCGCTGCGCCCGAAGCGCAGCTGATGCTCGAGGCGGCGAAGAATTGGGAGACGGCGGCGAAGGAGCTTCGGAAGACCCAGCAGCAGGGGCTCGCCGAGTTCAAGCAGGCTCCGGCGAAACCGCCCGAGGAGAAGCCGAAGAAGGACAAGGCGAAAAAGGACAAGAAGCCCAGCGGGCCGACCGCCGAGGAGATCGAGGCGCGGCACAACGAGGCGCTGTCGCGGACCAACCAGGAGGAGTTGCAGGCTCGCATCCAGCTTGCGACCGATGCTGCCGAGCGCGCGTCGCTCATGGATCAGCTCTACGCGGAGGAATACAAGGAGCGGGTCGCTCAGATCGAGAACGACAAGCACTTCACCGAGGAGCAGAAGAAGGCGCAGATCGCCGCGCTGGCCGTGCTCTATGGCAAGGCCGACCAGGCGCAGACCGGGCCGAACGGCGAGATCGTCGTCTCCGCCCCCGACCGCGGGCTCTACGGCAAGCAGGTCGAGAAGGAGCTGCAAGACCGGCGCAACCGCCAGGCGCAGGACATGCTCGAGCGCGAGGCCGAAGCCCTCGAGGCCGAGAAGGACATCGCGCGTGGCAGCAAGAGCCGGCTCGATCTGGCGCTCCGCATCCTCGAGATCCAGCAGGACATTGAGCGCAAGATGCTCGAGCAGCAGATCGCCAATGGCGAGATTGCCGACGCCGATAAGGCGCGCGCGCTCCTGGCGAAGAAGCAGGCGGCAGACAAGACCGGCGTCAAGAAGGGCGAGGGCGGGCCGCTCCAGCAGTGGATGGACAGCGTCCCGCAGACAACCGGCGAGATCAACGACGCGCTCGAGAATATCGGCACCCACGGCATTGACGCCTTTGCCAGCGGGCTTGCGGACGCGATCGTCAACTTCAAGTCGCTGGGCGACGTCGCCAAGAACGTCCTCCAGATGATTACGCAGATGCTGATCGAGCTGGCGATCCGTATGCTCGTCATGAAGGCATTGAAAGCCATCGGCATCGGTATCTCGACCGGCGGCTCGGTGCAGGGCAAGGCGACCGGCGGGCGGATCGAAAAGCGCGCGACCGGCGGGCAGACCAGCGGCGGGCTGCTGCGCGGGCGCGGCACCGGCCTCTCCGATAGCATCATGACCATAGGGCCGCGTGGACCAATCATGCTCTCGGATGGCGAGTTCATCATGAAGGCGTCTGCGACGAAGAAGCTCGGCGCGCAGGCGCTCACCTACATGAACCAGTTTGGCGAGATTCCGCCAGTGGCTCGCCGTGCCGGCGGTGGACCGATCGCGCCCTATATCCCCGGCGCGATGGGCGCTTTGCCCAATGGCATGAGCCCCAGCCGCCCGGGCGGGTTCGGCATGGACAGCTCCTTCAAGACGATGCTCGCGGACTCGATCCGGCAGGCGACGTCTGCCATGCCGCCGATCAACCTCTATCCGACGCTGGACCCGGCGACGGTGGTGCGCGCCGCGTTCAACACCCCCGGCGGGCGCAAGGCGGTGTTCGAGACGGTCAGCAAGAACAGCGGTGCGTTCCGCTCGAGCCTTGACCGATGACCTATGATCTCAACACCCCCGCGCTGGCGCGGCTGTGGCCCCATGAGCCGAATTGGTCGGCGCCCTATCGGGTGACGCGCTCCTTCCTGACCGACATCAACACCAGCCGCTCGAAGAAGGAGCGTCGCCGCGCTCTTCGGGACATCCCTCGCCTGTCGATCGCCTTTGGGGCGCTCGTCTCCAATGCGACCCAGCGCGCCGCTGACCAGTTCATGCGCGGCGGGCAGAACGCGCCAGCCGTGGTGCCCGACTTCTCCCGCTATGCTGCGCTCACTGGCAGCAGCTCGGCCGGCGCGTCGACCCTGACGATGGCCTCCCCGCCCGCCTGGGTGGCCGTGGGGCAGATCCTTGTGCTCTGCGCGCCCAACGGCACCCGAGAGGCGGTGGTGGCGGATGCGGTCGCAGGCTCGACCATCACCACGCTCGACCCGATCGAGAACGCCTGGGCCTCTGGCCGCATCGTCCGCCCCGGCATCTTCGGGCTGATGAAGGATTCGATCAGGACATCGTGGCACAAACCGAATGCCTCTGGCTTCGACATTGAGTTGGCAGCCTATCCCGGCGGCGAACCGCCTGAGGATGAAGGCACGGCGTCCGACACGTTCAACGGGCTCGAGGTCGTCACCATCGATCCTGACTGGTCGGGCAGCCCCAAGATGGATCATATCTGGCCGGTCGAGCAGGTCGACAAGGGCTATGGCCGCACGGCGCAATTCCGGCCGGTCACGCGGATGCAGGGCGTTATCGAGCAGCAGTTCACCGGGCTTTCGTCCGCCCAGGCGCAGGCGTTCGAGCAGGTCTTCCTGCGGGCCAAGGGGATGCGCGGCAGCTTCTACCGATCGACCTGCAAGCCCGACATGGTGCTGAACGCGAACGCCACCGCGTCCACCACCATCGTCGTCCAGGGCCGGGACATCGCCGACGACTTTGCGAGCAGCAACTTCGCCAGCATTTCCCAGGCGATCGAGATCATCAAGCGCGACGGCACTCGCCTGCGCCGGCTGGTCACAGACATCAATGCGAGCGGCGGCAACACGGCGCTTGTGCTCAATGCGAGCGTGACGATCACCACGGCGAACGTCGCCCGGATCAGCTGGCTCCCGCGCACCCGCTTCGCGGCGGATGATCTCACGACCGAATGGGTGAGCCCGCGCTTTGCCAATATTCGCGCCGTTTTCCAGACCGTCGATGAATAGGGGGCGGGTATGACGTTCGCGACATATGAGGGGAGCCGGGAGAGCGGGAATCCGATCCAGCTCTATCGCTTCACCTATGGCACCGAGGACAGCGAGTTCTTCGCCTATACCGATCACACCGAGGAAGTGACGGTCGACCATGGCGGCTCGATCGGCCTGATTGCCTATCAGCCGGTGCCGGTGGAGCGCGACGAGATCGTCTCGAACGGGACGCTCGATCGCTCCTCGTTGAAGATGGGGCTCGACGTTTCGACCGAGCTGTCCGAGCTGTTCCGCGTCTATCCGCCCGACAATGTCGTGCAGTTGACCGTCTATCAGGGCCATGTCGACGACCCCGACAGCGACTTCAAGGTCATTTGGGCGGGGCGTGTCGTGTCGGCCAGCCGCGCGCATAGCGAGCTGGAGCTGCAAGGCGAGCCGATCTCGACGCAGATGAAGCGTCCTGGCCTGCGGCGGCACTATCAATATGGCTGCCCTCACGCGCTCTATTCGACCGTCTGCGGCGCCAACAAGGCGGCGGCAACCTCGTCGGCGACCGTCGCGTCCGTCTCGGGAACCGCGGTCACGCTTGATGCGGGCTGGGAGGGATCGCTGCCACCGGCGAAGTTCCTACGCGGGCAGCTGGAATGGACCCCGGCGGGCGCATCGACCAAGCGCCGCACGATCACGCGCGTCTCGGGCAATGTCCTGACGCTCTCGGGCTTGCCGCTCGACCTGGAGGCGGACGACGCGGTGAATGTCGTCCTGGGCTGCAATCATCATGCTTTCGCAGATCAGGACGGCGACTGTGAAGGTCTGCACGACAATATCGTGAATTACGGCGGGCAGCCGTGGATTCCGGTCAAGAACATCATCAACCGCAACCCCTATTACTGAGGACGACCTATGCCCTGGTGGGTGCTTGTTCTTGTCGCTGTCGCCCTCACGGCGGTCCAGTTCCTTCTCATGCCGAAGCCGAAGGCGTCGAAGCCGGAGCAGGTCAAGGATCTGGAAGACCCGACATCGGAGGCCGGTCGGCCCGTCCCGGTGCCGTTCGGGACGATCACGATCAAGGGCCTGAATTTCCTCTGGTACGGCGAGAAGAGCAAGCGAACCTACAAGGTGAAGGCATGAGCGAGGGGCTTCGGATCACGATGGATGACTGCGTGAAGGCGGGCCACTGCGCCAAAGGGGTGCGCCGCTGGTTCAACGAGCAGGGACTCGACTTCCGCGCGTTCATGGCGGCGGGCATCCCGGCCGAGGACATGCTCGCGACCGGGGACGCGCGCGGGATCAATGTCGTGCAGCGGACCATCGAAAGGCAGGCGGCGGGGGCGCGCAATGGGTAAGTCGAAACCAAAGGTCGAAGTCACCGAATATTACATGTCCGATCATTTCGGCATGTGCATCGGCCCGGTCGACGCCTTGAAGGGGCTCGTCATCAAGGAGAAGACGGTCTGGACCGGCCACATGACCGAGCAGGAAAGCTTCGTGGTCAATCAGCCAAATCTGTTCGGCGGGATCAAGAAGGAAGGGGGGATCGGCGGGCTCGTCACCTATCTCCCTGGAAACGCCGATCAGGTCTTGCCCGATGGGCTGGCACAGAAGCTTGGGCGCCCGAACGGCGCGAGCTGTCCCGGTTATCGCGGGATCGCGAGCATCTTCTTTTCCGGGATAGCTCGCGTGGGCTTCTACTGGACCGCGAACACGCCCTACCTCCCCGGCGTGTGGGCCAAGGTGCAGCGCATCTTCAAGCGCGCCGATGGTTCGGACCAATGGTATCCCGAGAAGGCGGCGATCTTCGATGCCAGCGATCCCACCGCCGTCGCCACGCTGCTCATGGCCGACACGGCGATACCTGCGAACAATTCCACCCTGGATGGACTTTCGGGCGGACACACCTTCACGCTCAATCCGGGCGAGAGCCTGAAGATCGTGCCGCTTCCTGGCGGCACCTATGACAGCTGGAGCTATACCCCCTTCGACGGCTATCCCGGCTTCCCCGGCGATTGGCGCGCCGACTTCTCTCTGCGCGATGCGGAAGGGAACATCACCCACCATTGGGGCAGCTATGCCACGACCTATGAGGTCCGGGCTGACGCGATAGCGTTTCAGCAGGCGCAGTCCCCGGTCATCGTCTCGGGCTCGTCGAGCTACACGCTGTTCCTCTACGACGCGACGACCAATGATAATCGCGAGGGCTTTTCGGCGGCGGTCTATAAGATCCCTGCGCCAAACGCGAACATGAACCCGGCGCACATCATTCGCGAGTGCCTGACCGACACCGTATGGGGGATGGGAACGCCCGCCAGCGCGATCGACGACACCGCCTTCACGGCGGCGGCTGACACGCTCTATGATGAGAATTTCGGGCTCTCGCTGCTGTGGGTGCGGCAGAGCAAGATCGAGGACTTCGTGCAGGAGATCCTCGATCACATCCAGGGCGTTCTCTACGTCGATCCGTCGACCGGCCTGCTCACGCTCAGCCTAGTGCGCGGCGACTATGATCCCGATGACCTGGACGAGCTGACCCCCGACAACTGCGATCTCACCAATTTCTCCCGCAAGCTGTGGGGCGACATCGTCAACGAGATCATCGTCACCTGGACGAACCCGGAGAACGAGCAGGAAGAGACGATCACCGTCCAGGACGATGCGAGCATCGCCACCCAGGGCGGGGTCGTGTCGGATAGCCGCAACTATTACGGCGTCCGCAATGCCCAACTGGCGATGGATCTGGCGATGCGCGACCTGCGCTCGGCCGGCCAGCCGCTTGCATCGGGCACCGCAGAGGTCAGCCGCGAGTTCTGGAACAAGCGCCCCGCCAACGTCATCAAACTGACCTGGCCGGAATATGGGCTCTCGCAGCTCGTCATGCGCGTCCAGAGCGTCGAATATGGCAAGCCAGGCGATCCCACGATCAAGCTCGAGCTGATGGAGGATGTCTATGGGCTCGACATCGGCGAATATGCCGCGCCGCCGTCGACCAGCTGGGAGGACGTCTCGAGCGAACCGGAGGAAGCCTCCGAAATCGAGATCCTTACCCTGCCCTATTTCTTCGCGGCGAACTCGACCGTCGCCGCCTTTGTCGATAGCCCCGAATATCCCGAGGTTCTCGCCGGTGTGCTGGCGACCAGCGACAATGACGATGTCTTCGAGGCCGAGCTTTGGGACGAGGTCACGCTCTCCAACAGCACCGCGCAATGGCAGAGCTTGGGGACGCTCAACATCATAGGGCGCGGCGAGCTGGAGGCGGATCTACCGCTCGAGGCGAGCACCGCGGATGTGAGCTTCTCGAACATCATCGGCCAGACTGCGCCGATCAATGCGGGCTTCGTCATCATCGGCGAGGCCGGCGAGACGGGTAACGAGATCGCGCAGATCACCGGAGCCGATGGCGACTTCGACCTGGCGCGCGGGGTGCTCGACACGGTGCCGCGCGCGTGGCCGACTGGCACCAAGGTCTGGTTCGTGGATGAGTCGACGCTGTTCGAGGACAGCCTCGTGCGCTCTGCGGCGGAGGTCGTCGATTACAAGATCCTGACCCGCACGTCCGTCAACCTGCTCACGCTCGAGGCGGCAACGCTCCAGACGTACACGCTGACCGACCGGCCCTGGCAGCCGAACCGGCCCGCCAATGTCGTCGCCTATGGCGAGGCGTTCTCCACGGCCGACCTGCCAATCGACGCGACCGAGCGCACCGATCCCTGGGTGACTGTGACCTGGGCGAACCGCAACCGGCTCGACGAGGACACGGTCATTCTGAGCTGGACCGACGCGACCATGACGCCGGAGACGGGGCAGACCACGACCATCGAGGTCCGCGACCTGGACGACACCCTGATCGCTACGCATGACGGGCTCACCGGCATCAGCTTCGACGTGCCCGACGCAAGCTTCGGGATCGAAGAGATCGTGGAGCTGCGGGTGTTCTCCGAGCGGACCGACGCGGATGGCGACTTCGTCTCGCTCCAGTATTTTTCGCATTGGGTGATGGTCGGCGGCGGGGTCCGTATCACCGAAGCATCTGACCAGCGCATCACAGAGGGCGGCGATGTGCGCATCACGGAGGACTAATGGCCTACTCGACGATTTCCGCTTTGCTGGCCTCGAGCGCGCTTACCGGCGTTGAGCTGCTCGAGGTATCGCAGCTTTCGCCCGCCGTCACGATCAGCGCGGGCACGATCAGCGCGCTCACGTCCGACAACAGCTTCAATGACAGCGGCTCGGGCTTCGTCACGGCCGGCTTTGCGGCGGGCGACCGGGTCAATGTCACAGGCTTCACGGGCAATGTGGCGAACAATATCTTCGTCGCCGAGATCACCGCGCTCACCGCTGGGAAGATGACCATCGGCGGAGCGGATGGCGATGTCATCGTCGACGACGCGGCGGGCGAGACGGTCACAATCTCCAAGTGGATCACCCGGCGCACCACCGCGCAGGAGATCGCGGATCTTGCCAGGTCCTACGTCGACGCGCAGCTCGCAAAGATCGCCAGCCGCAAGGTCCGCGTGGCGTCCACCGCCGGGATCACCCTCGCCACCGGCTGCGAGAATGGCGACACGATCGACGGCGTGACGCTGGCGACCGGCGACCGGGTGCTGCTCAAGAACCAGACCTCCGGCGCCGAGAACGGCATTTGGGTCGTTGCTGCCAGCGGATCGCCGACGCGGGCGACCGACGCGGACAGCTCGGCCGAGCTGGTCAACGCCTCGGTATGGGTTGCCGAAGGCACTGCTAATGCTGACACGCTTTGGACTTGCACCACCAACGCGCCCATCACCGTGGGCACGACCGCGCTCACGTTCACGCAGTTCGTAGCGGGCGGATACTCTGATGAAAACGCGCGTGACGCCATCGGCGCTGCAGCGGTCGGCGGTTCCGGGATCAGCATCGTCGTTGACGACCCAGGCGACACGATCACCTTCAAATATAAGGGGATCGACATTTCGACGCAGAGCGGCACGAGCTACACCGGCGTCCTAGCTGACGCGAATACCTATGTCCGCTTCACAAGCGCGTCAGCCGTTGCCTTTACGGTTCCGCCGAACAGTTCGGTTGCCTACCCTGTTGGAACGGAGATCACCATCGAGCAAGCAGGTGCTGGCGCTTTGACCGTGACGGCCGGCTCTGGCGTAACGATCAACAGCCGAGGGGCTGATCTGGTGCTTGCCGGGCAATACGCGGTTGCCACCTTGAAGAAGGTGGCGACGGATACCTGGATCCTGACGGGCGACCTCTGATGCGGATGGGAGCCATAGCCGCTAACCGGCGGCGCGTAGGCGGCCCTGCCCCGACCTCTACGCAATGGCGGCTATATTTTCCCCATTCCCGCACCGACCTTGACCCATCCACGACAACCACCACGGTTGTCTTCTATGAGATCGAGATGCGCGGGACCGCTGGCGGTGCGGACCAGTGCAACGGCGGGACCGCCTCGGCGTCATCGGTAGGCATTGGCGGCGGTAGTTCGGCTGCAAACGCCTTCAATAACAACGATGGCGGCGATGGCCTTTGGTGGAGTTCGTCTACGGGCAGCATAGGCGGCGCGGAATGGCTGCAATACACATTCCCGTCCGCGATTACAGTCGAGGAACTGCGACTAGTCTTCTACAGCAAGAGCAACCTGCCGACCGAAATCCGCGTGCAATATTGGGACGGGGCAGCATGGCAAACGTACTGGCTCATAGACTTCCTTGAATATGCCTGGGGATCGCTGACCCGCGTCTTCAATCGGGCAGACGCAGCCCTTCAGCCGCCGACATTCAGCGTCTGGCCAACAATCTCGACCAACACCGGATTTTATGGCGAAGGTGACATCGCAACCGTCGCCTTCACGCACAATGGCGCGAGTTCGACCTACCAATGGACCCGCGACGGCTCGCCGATCGGCGGCGCAATCTCGAAGACCTATACCTATGTCTCAGGCGATGTCGGGCACGCAGTCGGATGCACCGTGACGGCCACGAACGCCTACGGCAGCGCGCCAGCTTCGACTTCGACCAATACCATCGCCACCCCGACCTTCAATACGCATACGCGCGTGCCGGCCGGTGACATGCAATCCGGCAGCGATAGCCGACTCACTGCAGGCGACATGCAGTCCGGCACCGACCTCCGCATTTCCCGAGAAAGGACCGCCTAATGGCAAACAAGAAGATCAGCGATCTCACCGCCGACACCGCTCCTGGCATGAGCGACATGATCGAAACGGAATCGGCCGGCGGCAACTCCCGGAAGGTGACGAGGAAGAATATCCTGTCCGGCGGCGGTGGGCTCTATGACACGTCGAAGGGTGTCCCTCTGCTGTCGAGCGGAACGCTGATCAACACCAGCACCTATTATTCGGTCACGGAGAACGCCGGGAAGGCCATCAACAGCAAATATCTTGGAGCGGGCGGGGCAAATTCGCGGATCGGGGGAGTGCTTCTTCCTCGCGCCTCTACCACGGGGCATTGGGCTGCCTTGTCCCTGTTCAATGGCGACAGGCGCCGTTACTACGGCCCCACGCTCGGCTTCCACAATACGGCGAACGGGCGCTATCATTGTGGCTCTTTTTTCGACAACACCGCCCTTGTCGGCCTTTCGCTGAATACCTGGTCGGACCCGAACACGCGCGTTGCCAACACGGACTATGGCGTCGGCCCGGCCCTGGCAGGCCCGATGTGGCACCATATCAAATGCGACGGGACGACGATGACATGGGGTTGGTCGCGCGATGGCAAGAATGTCGATTGGTATCAGACGGCGCTTCTTTCGGCCTATATTTCGACGTTCGACCGCATCTTCCTCGGTAACTTTGCCAACGGCACCGATGAAAAGGCCGCCAGCGTCACCTTCCTTTGTTATGACGATGACGCCGATAATCGTGCGATGGGCCTGTAGCTTCACAGTTAAGGCGCTTGAAAAATTCACCTCTGTGCGGGACATTAGAGCCGTCTCGCACCCGGGGGTTCACTGCGATGAAATTAGCGACGTTGAACGTGAATGCATCGCGGACGGTGGCAGCCGTCAAATCGCTCGTCCCGCCAGCGCTTTATCAGGCCGCTTATCGGGCGCTGATCGTCAAGGACATCCCAAGCAGAGACGCTTACAAACCGCACTATCAGCCATGGCTCGAACCAGACTTCCAGTCACTCGCGGGGACGGTTTACGGCAACACCTGCCTGAAGCCTGAAAGCCTCTATACGCTCCTGCATCATCTCAAGGAGACGATATGGCTCGAAGGCGACGCATTGGAGTGCGGGGTCTGGCGCGGCGGATCGGCAAAGCTCCTTTTTGACGCGCTTCGGGGATCGGGCAAGACGCTGCATCTGTTCGATTCTTTCGAAGGGATGGCGGTCGCAAACGATGCGATCGATAAGCACCAGGCGGGCGATTTCAGCGACACATCGCTCGATTATGTCCGGAACTTCGTGTCTGGCGGCGCAGATGACGGCTTGGCCTTGCATAAGGGGTGGATTCCCCAGAGTTTCGCCGGGCTCGACAGCCTGAAGTTTTGCTTTGCGCACATCGATCTAGATTTGCACCAATCGATCCTCGACGCGCTGGAATTCATCTATCCTCGGATGACACCGCGAGGTGTGATCATTTTCGACGATTATGGGTTCGCTTCATGCCCCGGCGCGCGAAAGGCTGTCGATGATTTCTTCGCCGACAAGCCCGAGACACCGTTTACTCTGACCACGGCCCAAGCGGTCGTCTGGAAACGCTAACGATCATCGCCGCCGTCGAGGCTGCTCGCGTCCGTATAACCACCTGATTTCCTTCTCCACTCTGCCCCCATGGCGACACATGGGGGAACAGCGGCGGTGAGCCCATTCATTGAGGCGGCGACCGCCAAATACGGCACCATCATCGCCGGCTGGGCGATCGGGACCGCGGCGAAATATGGCCTCACGCTCGGCGAAGGTCGCAAGATCACTCCGCGCATGATCCTGATCGACCTGCTGCTGATGGGGCTGGTCGTCCTTCTCGCGCGCTGGATCATTGAACGGCTCGGTTTGAACGCCGGAGACGCGGCCACAATCGCGGCGCTGATCGGGCTCAGTTCCGAGCGGATCATCCGGCTCGTTCGGCAGTGGTTCCTGAAGCGCGCGGACGATTATCTGGAACAGCACGTGAAAGGCGAGATCCGGCAGGTCGCCCAGATGGAACTGAGTGCCGAACGGACGCTCAAGGACATCGCTGAGGGCAAGCGCCCGCTCGGGGGTGAATGATGAGCATCGACAAGCTGATCGACGAGGTGATCCGGCGCGAGGGCGGATATTCGAACCATCCGGCAGATCGCGGCGGTCCGACCAATTGGGGCATCACTGAGCAGGTTGCGCGGGCCTATGGTTTCCTCGCCGATATGAGGACCCTGCCCCGCTCGGCGGCGGTCAACATCTACAAAACGCGCTATTGGACGGGCCCGAAGTTCGACCAGGTTGCAGCCCTGTGCCCCGCGATCGCCGATGAGCTATTCGACACCGGTATCAACATGGGCGTGGCGGCCGCTGGGCGATTCCTACAGCGCGCGCTCAATGTCTTGAACCGCGGCGCGGTCGATTATCCCGACGTGCCTACCGACGGGAATGTTGGGCCCATGACGCTGGCAGCCCTGAAAGGCTTCATGGCCAAGCGCGGCACTGTCGGAGGCGAAGTGCTGCGGAAGGCTCTCGATGGTCTCCAGTGCGGCCGCTACATCGAGATCGCGGAGGATAGCCCCAGCCAGGAAAGCTTCGTCTATGGCTGGATCGCTAACCGGATCGGCGAGCTATGACCGACGAACCCCAGGTAAAGGTAGAGAACGCGGAGAACGTCAATGTCCCCGCCGATCCCGTCGCGCACCCCGGCGCAATGTATCTGATCGCCTTCGTCACCTGCGGCGTGCTGATCGGCTTCGGCTGGGTGACATTCGCCGTCCTCTCGGGCGATGCGGGAAAGGGCATCGATGCCGCCACCAAGGGCAGCGTGATCCAGACATGGAATAACCTCGCTGTTGCCGCGGCGGCGGTTTGGACGACAAGCCGGGTCGTCGACAAAATCCAAGGGAAGCGGCCATGATCTTCCTCTGGCTCCCCTATCTCATCAGCTTCCTGGGCTGCACCTTCGACGAGGACATATCATGATCCGATTAATTTCCGTGGCGCTGCTTTGCGCCCTGCCCGCCTGCACCTCGCTCAACACGATCCCGCCGGCGCCTGGCACGATCGCCGACAAGACGACGCTGGACGAGCAAGGCGCGCTCGCGGCCGAGCTGGCCTATAAGGCCGCCCGCATCGCGATCGAGACGGGCGTCGATGCCGGGCTGATCCGTGGCACGACTGCCGGCCGGGTCGCAGCCCTCGACGCGAAAGCCTATGCCGCGCTCGGGATCGTGCGGAAGGCCTATGCGGCGGGCAACGCCGCCAGCTACACCGCCGCCATCACTACGGCTCGCGCCGCAATCGCCGACCTCCTCACCCTCACCGGCAAGACCGGAGCCTGACCATGAACGTCACGACCGCGCTCAACCTGCTCCAGATCATTGGCCCGATCGTCGCCCGGACGCCGGAGTTCATCGCCCTGTATGAGGCGGCGATTGCCACGCTGAACGCGGATGATCAGGCCCTCGCGAAGGAAGCCCTCGCCGACATTCAGGCCGATAATGATGAAGGCCACGCGCGGCTCCAAAATAAGCTGGCGGCTGCTGCCCAACGGTGAAGGGAAGTTACCTCGTCCCCGTGGAAGCTGGGGGGCAATGACCGGGACGAGGCAGTGCAGATTACGCGCAGGGCCTTCCTAAGTTCCGAAAGGTGCCTCGCCCCCCTACCTGGTGAGGCATCGAAGCAGAGGGCGAGACTTCGCTGATACGCAGCCACCTCGCCCGCGGTTCCGTCAATGCTCCTTCTGGATCGCCCGAAGTGAAGCCTCGGCAAACTGCAGCATGATCGTGCGCCAGTAGGAATGCGCCTTATCCCACTCGCGCCATTCTGCTACCGGATCGGATGATATCTGGGTCGCCCACATCTCCCGCGCCATGTCCTCGATCAGCTGCTCGCGATCGTTGGCGCTGCATATTCGACAGCGGCTCATGAGCGCCGCGCCTCCTCGATCAGACGGCGGACTTCCGCGAACATCATCAGCGTCGGCGTGTCGGCAATGCCTTGTTGCTGGGCCGCGATATTCATCAGGCGCTCGAGCATATCGGCGGGAATGGTGACGTTCTTTTGCATGAGAACATCATGAGAACAAACGTGGTGATTCTGCAAGCCTCTTGCGCCGAAGGTCAGCCGATGGCTATCTGGTCGTCCAGTAGCAGGCGCGAGCCTGAGGGCGGTGGCGCTTCGAAACGCTGCCGCTCACTGCACCGGCAGCGGATAGTGCCCCGGCTCCTCATGATGCAGCACATCGCCAAGCCGGCGCATGTCCACCGCCTGGCCGCACTCCTCGCAGACGTAGTAATGCTCTGCCTCGTCGGACAGATCGGGATATTCCACCCGAAGGTTGTTCAATTCCTCGCGTTCCGTTGGGTCGGACATCACTCTTGGTCCAGCAGGGCCTCGATCATGGCGGTATAGACCTTATCCTCCGCACCGGTGGCCCTATCGCCAGCCGCGAATGTCTTGGCGAAATGCATCTCAGGGCTCGGCTTCCTGATCGCGTCCAGAACCACGCGCACTTCGAGCAGATAGTTCTGCCATAGCGGCTTGCCGTCCATGGTTGCGCCAGGCGGGTTGCCTTCCAGTCCGCAGAGGGCGCGCGCTGCGCGTTCGATCGGGGTCATTCGAGTAGGGTCGCGCCGTGTGTCGAGTCGGGTCAAGGATCATTCACCGGCAGCGGCTTATGGCCCTCCTCCGCGTGGTGGACCACATCTCCCAAGCGCCTCATGTCCACCAGCTGTCCACACATGGGGCAGGCGTAGAAATGCTCTGACTCGTCACCCGGCACTGAAAAGACCGGCAGACACTTGTTCAGATCTTCGCGGGTTTTCTCATCGATCATAGCAGTTCCAGTACAGTCGCATGGCGCAGCGTCTCTTCGCCGCGCAGGTGGCGAACTTTCGCGCGCAGGATGGGCTCAATCCATTTTGCTGCCTTGCGCTTGTCGATTCGGAGTGCGGGTCCGGGCTGCTGCAAGGATTCGATCGCCGACCAGAAACGCTCACGCTCCCTCTGGGATAGGGTGAGCATGGCACCCCCAACATATTCGAGGCCGTGCTGTGTTTCGCGCGCGCAAAGGGCCGTCGTTGGCCCGAAGCCCCGCTCTGCCCCCACAATGACGAACTCCTCGACCGTGAACGCCTTGGTCTTCAGCCAGGACGTGCTGTAGCCGCTGCGATACCGACTGTCCGCCAGCTTCGAGACGATCCCCTCCAGCCCCAGCTGCTCCGCCTTGTGGAAAAACTCGGGGCCGTGGCCGGCGATATGGTCGCTGAACTGGATCGGAAATGCGGGGTCATGCTCGCCGATCATATCGCGCAGTCGCGCGCGTCTATCGGTCAGCGGCTCGCGCCGGATGTCCTGCCCCTCCACCATCATCAGGTCGAAAGCATAGAAGACGAGGCGTTCGGGATGTGACGTGATGGTCCTGCGAACGGCATGGAAGTCGGACAAGCCCGCTTCGCCCTGGACGATCATCTCGCCATCGAGCAGCGCCGGGCCGCCGGGCAGGCTCTGCGCCGCGTCTAGGATCAGACGATACTTGTCGCTCCAGTCGTGGCCGTTGCGGGTGTAGGCGCGACTATCATCGCCATCGAGCAACAGCTCCGTCCGATAGCCGTCATATTTGATCTCATGGAGCCATTGATCCCCCTCCGGCGCGTCGTGAACAAGCGTCGGCTGCATGGTTGGGACAAAGCCCAGATGGGGAACCATCGTCTGCAGCATGAGTCCGCGACTCCTGCCAGGCGAGTCGGGTTCCGCCACCACGGAAGAAGCCCCGCAACGGGGTGGGGCGCGGGGCTTCCCAGGACCTGAGTCCTGCCCCTGCTTATACAGGAAACCCGCTACTCAGCATGCGCTCCAAATAGTTAGTGGTGGCGATCATAAGGATGGCACAGAGCGCGTTCTGATCACTTGACCCCATGCGGGCGACGCGATCATATCTTCGCCGCATGGCCCATCCGCCCATGTCCATAGCCGTGGTAGGCCCATACTATTCGTACAAGCGCGGTCCCCGCCGCCGCTCTGAGATAGCAATGTGCTCGCGGGGCGAGGCCGTCGAGCTTCGGCCGGAGCCTAAGGACCCAGCGGACAGCCGCGCGGTCGCCGTTTATTCCGTCCGGGGTGTGCAAATCGGTTATATACCCACCCCCTATGCTCATTGGATCGGGGGACAGCTTGCCGGAATCCGGGCAGTATTCCAGCGGGCCGATGCATTTGGAGCGGTGATAAGGGTGACGTTCGATGGCAGCGTACCCGCTCTACCTGTCGTGAAGGACAGGTGACGGCCCGTCGCAAGTTTACGAACGGAAAAAACTGATCGGTCAGCTTTCGGGCAATGATCCGCTCTGGAAGAAGCCCCGCAGCGGGGGTCACTGGCGGGGCTTCCCAGGACCTGAGTCCTGCCGACGATTTTACACCAGGGGACCCAGGCAGCGCCATGCTCTAAAGGATTAAACACATTAGCGCGCCGCTCCTCACTCCCACGCCAAACCTTTTCCCCGACGCCGGGAAGATGGTTACACCTTCAGCAGCCACTTTCCCGCGTTCCAGATCGCCATGCCGAAACTGATCAGCAGGACAGTGCCGATAAGCGCCGCCTCTATGAGGAAGACGGCGCGCTTCAT